TCGTTGAACATGCATTTTCTGCGCTTCATGATCTCGGTGTTGTCCCCCGTATAATAATCTTTACCGTATCTAAAATACTTGTAATGCTCTGATGATTCAAAATCTCTTATTTTGCTTAATAAATTCATGCTTCACCGCCTTTTTATTTAGTCCAACCCCATTGCCCTTTGTTTTCCATCTCTGGCTCTAAAGCATAACGCAAAGCATCTATGATATGATTGTTCATATCAACAGGCTTTGCAATCACATTGCCATTCTTATCTTCGCGCCATTTGTAGCTTGTCAATTCTTTGATTGTGTTAATGCACCGTTCGTCAACAATGATTTTGCATCCTTGTAGCCACTTGATGCCATGCTCAACGCTTCCTTGACCCTTCTTAGCCGCTTTTGCCTTTACCCCTAGCCTTTTATAGTCCGCTATTGATTTAGGCTCTGCTGAGTCCATGGTAATCATTTCAGGCCCTATCATTGCCTTTACCAACTCGGATGATTCATCATTGTGTAGCGCGGTTTGATATATTTCATCTGTGATATAGATTGTTTTGCGCATCTTGTCGTGATGCACCCTGACAGCCGCAAACGGATCATCAGCAAATCCCCAGTCACCGCCATTAAAGAAATTATCAAAGTTATTGCTTGATAGGTCGGCCTTCTCCCAATTTGTAAATATAAGATTTCCAAGACTCCCCCAATCACCTAAACAATAAATTCTGTAATATTGATAATCTTGGTCTTTTAATCTCTCGAGAGCTTCGATGTACTTCGCATCTAGGTGGCTGTTATCTAAGTATGTGGTTTTTAATACAAAAGAATCTGCAACACCTAAATCAAAGAATAAGCGTTTAAGCCAGTGCAATTCGCTTATAGGGTTAAACGTCATTGTCATTTGATACCCCAAATTGTTTTTACCTCTTAGACGTAAATCTAATTGGTTAAAGTCTTGCTCTGATATTTCGCTTGCCTCTTCGATCCATATACGGTTAATGCCTGCCACTGACTTTAACTTCTCAACATCATCCAAACCACTTGTTATTATTTTTGCGCCATTAACGCAAGTTATAGTCATTTCAGTTTTGTTAATGCTAAATAAATTGTTAAAGTTATTGCTTTTTATAATATCAGTCAATAGCATAAAAACAGAGTTTCTAATTGACTTCCCTGTTTTTCTTATAATCATATAGCTGTATTCTTTATTGCTTATCATGTTGAGGATTGTTTCTTGTGCCATGTAGTAAGATTTGCCAGATCCTGCGCCGCCGTATAAAACGCGATACCTTGCTGTAGATGCTTTGGCGTTCTTAAACGCTTTGTTTAGTCTGATTTCCATAGGCTAGTCCCAATTGATTTTTATATCAATGGCTCCGCTGTGTTCGACCTTATCCAAGAAAGCGCCATAAGTCTTAGCAATCAATTCGCTTGTTTTGATTCTCTCTTTTATGTCTGTCAAACCGTCCCTCATTGTCTTGGTCCAAAACTCTTTTACCTCAATCATACTTGCAATGTTTTCATTTTCTAACTTTTCGGCTTTAGATTGAATGTATTCCTTAACCCTAATATTATCTAAGGTTTGAAACCCTTGCACATGTGGTTGTTTGTATCCAGCTTTACGCGCCGAATCTGTTACATTGCCACTTGCAAGGTATTCATCAGCAAACTTTTTTTGCCTTCCGGTCAATGACCCGTTACGCTCAGAAAGCCCACTAGATTTAGCAGGCTTTTTATTGCTTGGCTTTGCTCTTGTGCTTGATTTTTTAGTAGACGGTTTTTCTTTCGTAGGCATCAAATAACCCCCTTTAATTTACAGCATTTGTATTGTTTTAACTTTTCAATTTCCTTAGTTTTAACAACAATAGTTTCTGTAATTTTAGCTATTTCATTATCAATTACAAACTTTTGTCCATTTAAATTAATAGCATACTTTTGAATTGTTATAGTTGTAATTTCCGGAGTGTAATTAATAGAAAAATCACAACACAAATCATTTAATTTTACAATTTCTTTGTATAGCTCAATTATTTTTTCATATACACTATCCATTTGACTACCTCTTAATTAATAACGTTCTATATGTTCGATTTCTGAAACAACTACTCCATGTACGCAGACAATTACAAACCATCTTTCTTTAATTCCGTTCATCCGATCGTCCAGTGTTGTTATTTTAAACTCACGAAGTTCTCTGTCTGGTTTAATATGATTACAAAGTTTTTTCTTGAATTTAGTTTCCTTGATTTTTAATTCTTCTTTAATCGTTTCTCTTTCTAAAATTTTTCTCATGTTTTCTACAATTGGTTTTAAAACTTTAGCCATACTGTTTTCAATTTCAACGATTGCTTTGGACAAATCTTCTTTAGCTTTTTCTTTTGACTTTTCTTCTAAATACAACTCAACAATTTCGTTTAACTCATTATCTCCACTTGAAGATGCACCAATATCAATATAATCATTTTTTTCATAAAACCATCTTACGGCTTTTCCAACTAATTCATCGCTATATTCCATTGACTTCTCCTTTGTGTCTCAATTTCCAAACCCAACCTTTAGTTTTACCACCACAAATAGGACACTTGGTTGATCGTTTTAACAAGTAATAAATCAAATATGCAATCGATACAACTCCAAATGTAATCAACCCCAAAATAAAAATGATCCAGTTGAATTTTTTTGTGCCTTTTACTTCTCTTTTGCAGTATTTGCAATATCTCATTTTTCACCACCTACAAAATCAATATTTTTAAATGTTTTACTGTTGTGAATTTTATTGCAATTTTCACACATTATCATTTGGCGTTCTATATTTTCGAGAAATTTAATTGATCCACATTCACAAACAAAATTATTTTTATCCACTTAATCACCTCTAATTATATCATATTGTTTTATCTTTTACAATCGTTGATTTTACAACGTTTAACTTAAAATATAAAATACCAACTTAAAGCATGCAGCAATAAAAATTACAGTTATGCCAGTTAAAAAAATATATCCCATTGCTTTGCCTAAAAATTTATTCATTTAACCACTTCCTTTTAAACTCGTTTATTTTCTTGATTAAATTATCAATATCTTTAGTTGGACTTTCTAATTCTTCGTTATCTTTTTCAATTTCAGATCTATCATAAACTAAAACTCCATTTCTAACCACTTGTGCTATATCATAATCTGTGTCAACAATACATTTCATATCCTCTGTGTACAAACTTATATCAACACCGCCATAATTGCCCATTAATTTTTCTAGTCCTCTACACACAACCACTTTGTTTAAATTTAATTCTCTATATTTTATTTCATCCCCATCTTTTAATTCGCTCATTGTTTTAATTTTTACGCTTTTAAATTCCAGTGCTTTTGCATTTTCTATAATTTCTGTCATTCGATCGTGCAAATTTTCTTTGTAAATTTCTTGATTCCAGCACTCTTCGCACGTAATATCTCTGCATCCAATTACCGCTCCACAATTATATTTAATTGTATTAACGTCTTTTTTAGTCCAATCTTCACAGAAAAGCCTTGGACAATTATTTTTTATTGTGCTTTTTTTATTGCTAGTTATTGTATCAATATATTTCATTTTATTACCTCCATTTTTTAAATTTAATCATACTTCGTCACCATAATGCGACCACTTTTTACATAACTCATATCTTTGTTTATATGGCTTTTCTTTTAAATCATAACCGCTTTTCCAGCAACGCCCATGCGCCATTTCTATCAATTGTTCTTTTAAATTTTTTTTGATGGCTACAGAATAATAAATACAATTTTCACAAGATGGAATTCTTTCTTTAACAAACCTAGCACTTTTTTTCATTATCGCTACATCCTTTCGCATTCACAACCCGGCCATCCATCGACACAATACATCGTGCTTATCTTTTAATAATCTAAACTCGCTCGAGATAATTTTTTCGTACTCTGCAATTGATTCGATAGGACAAATGTCATTTACATGATACAAGATTCCCAATTCATCTGCCATATGATCTTTGTTATTGCACCAGGTCAAATATATCTTTTTACCCTCGCTTGGTCCTTTTAATATTAAATATTCACCCATTTAAACCGCCTTTACATCGTCTGTATTGATATTTATTGTTTTGCCAACGCTTTGTACTTTGTTCGCATTTTATGCGCTTTATGGCATTATTAGAGGCCTTATTTTAAGTGCTTTGTGTAATTTAACATTTACAGGCTCAATTATAATAAACTCATTGTCGTACAATTCAATGTTGTATTCTTTACAATTTTTCCAAATTTTGCACTTTGCTTTTTTGCCACCAAAGCCAGCATAACCTCTACAACCGTTTAAAAAGTTGTATTTTTTATTATTTGTTTGGACTTCGATGTATAAAGGATCTGTTATCTCTTGTGTATAATGTCGTTTTTCGTCTCTTGGATACTCTCTTAAATTATTGTTTTTGCTAAATGGCTTAAACTTTTTAACTATCCTATAAACATTAGCGTATGCCTTTCCGGTTTTTTCTACAATTTCATGAAGTTTATACCCAAGTTCCATCAACTCAAAAATTTCTTTTTCTGATTCTGTCCATGTTAATTCTTCTGGATAATCTCCCATAACGCTTTTTAAAAAAATAGGTTTAACACCATAGCCGCAATGTTCAGAAAGTTCGCCAATCGTTGGCAATCTTTTACGTTTGGCTTCAAATTTCATAATGTGTTCTAGTAATTTTAATTGCTCTTTTGTCATTTTACACCTCGCTTATATCTATAATTATCGTTTTCTAAAATCATAATCACTAAATTTAAAATGACTACCATCAAAGTATTGTTTTGCAATCCCCAAATTACCATCACGATTCTTTCTAAATATTATTTCAGCATCAAAAGGATCACACTCGTTATTTTCCATGTATTCTCTATGAACAAATGCTATTGTATCTGCGTCAAACTCAATTGCTCCTGCTTCTGCTAAGTCTGACATAATAGGTTTTTTGTCCGTCCTTGTCGCACCGGCTCTACTTAAACTTGAAATTACTATAATTGGTATACCAAGTATTTTTTTAAGCGCTACACACCCATGAGACACATTAATCATTTTCTCTCTAATTGAGCTACCTTCGGCATGCACTAATTGCAAGTAGTCAATAATAACGCAAGAATAATTGTATTTATGATGCAGTGCTATTGACTTTGTTATAATCTCTGATATATCCATTCCAGACTTGTCGATAATGTGTATGTTTTTAAAGTGAGGTTTTTTTGATGCGTTCATAAGTCTTTTAAATTCATCCTCGCTCAATTGTTTTGTCTTTACTTTTTCATTGTCAACAAAGGAATTAGAAACTAACAACCTACTCATTATTTTCTTTTTGCTCATTTCTAAACTAAAAAATAAAATATTATCTCCTTGTTTTGCTAGTTCGTCAGCAATATTTAAAGCTAATACAGTTTTGCCGCTAGAGGGTCTACCGCCAATTACAAAAAAACCCGATTCACTAAAATCGCCTATTAAATTATCAAATCCTTTTATCCCTATTTTTTTAGAAGATTGTTTTGAGTGAGCTTCAACAATATCAATATATGTTTGTGCTGCAACCATATCCCCAAAATCAATGTCAGATTCGCTCATATTAATTTTTTTATTTAACAAGTCTATTGCGTCAACTTCGCTTATTTCTCCTATAGACAATTTGTGTCCAATATATTTAAGTGCCTTTTCTGATCTATAAGCGTTAAGCTTGTCAACACAACTACTCATTTTTAGAGATAAATAATCGTGTTTATCGACAATCATTGTTAATGCTTCAAAATCATACTCAATTGTCACAATGTCAATTTCATTGGTTTTAGTGTATTGTTTTCTGATTAAATTGACTATGTCTACATACTCTCCATCAAAACATTTGACATTTATGTTATTGATATGTTCTGTATAATTATTTCCTAGCCACTGACTTATAACATAACCTTGTATATCGTGTATATTCATTCGTACACCCTCAATCCATTTTCATATTTAACGCCGTCTTTAACAACAACGTTGCTTTTAGGTTTATTAGCTTTATTAGCTTCTGCATAATTATCGTCAAGGTAATCAATATAGCCACCATTCCAAAATGTACTCTCGTTTTTGTACTTCAATTCCTTAAAACCGTTTTTTCGTTCTTGTTCGACATATTTGTTGTATCTTTCTATTGTTCTGATCATTTCTTCTTTGCCATATTTTTTAATCAGAGAAGGCAATTTTAAATCTGCTACTTTCTTTGATTTTGCACCTTGATATTGTTTTCTAATTTCTTCAATTTCAGATAATGTATTTATATTATCTTTATTTCTTTCTTCTCTAGTTGCCACCCCTTTGCCACCCCTTTGCCGTTCCGTTTGCCACTCTTCTAAATTATTTTGATACAAGCCCCAGTTTGTAATGGTTATAAGCCTTCCAGTGCTTGCCGGTTCGTTTGCCAAAAATTCGAGTTTTTCAAAACGTACTAAAGCCGTTCTGACATTTTTTATTGATATTCCTTTGCCACAATTTTTAACGATTCCATCTAAACTCGTTATAAATTGACCAGGTTTTGCTTTGAATTTTTTTCCTTGCCACTCCCATTCTTTTTCTTTGAAATTAGCCATCATCATAAGGGTTATTAAAATTACCTTTTGCTCTGGGGTAGAGCTTGTCCATATCGGCTTTTCAGTTAACTCTCTATGAAGATATAAATACCCGATAGGATAAATCATATTATTCCTCTTTTCTAACTATTTCAATCTCAACAATTCCTTCGCCAGAAACAATCCATTTTACAACATCACCTTTTTTGGGTTTTAATACACTTCTAACCGCACCTGGTATTGTCGCAAATACATTTGTACCGTTTACTTGCACTGTTGACTCTACACTAAACAATTCATTTTTCATATTTTCACCACCTTTCAAAATTAGTATAAACCTTATTTAAAAATATTTCAACACCTATTTTATAAAATATATAAATTTTATTTTTTCTTCTATTATATGCAATTAAAATTAAATATGCCCAAAATTCGGCAGTAAAATATATTAAAAAGATGTTGACATGGTATGTACCGAGGTATATAATTAAGGTAGATAATAAATAAAGAGTTGAAGGGATGGTTTTGATACAGAAAGATACAATCATACAATAAAACCTTATAAATATTAAAAAAATAGGTTTGCGGTAATCCTAAACCGCCTTTAAAACAGGAGGATTGTTATGAAAGCATATGAAATGATTATAGAATTCAAACAACAGATGGATTTAATAGGTTTAGAATTCCA